CACAATTCTCACATATGAAATTATCCCTATGGTTTTCGTGCCAACATACTTGACAGCATTTTACTTGACGTGATCTCATAAACATTTTTTTTGACGCACCCATATTACTGACTGAATAGATTAGAGTTTTCTGCCTTGTACTTGCCCATATCTTTTGTGTTTTTGTGATACACATTGTCTGGATCATAACCAGTGATAGGCACTTTCTTGTTTGCGTAATCTTGTATGTATTGAGTAAAGAAGTCGGCATACGGATCGTCAACGTCAGAAACATTGTTTAGTTTGCTACCTTCGTCAAGAAAAAATTGTAACGACCTACCCATTTTTTTGCCACGACGTGTATGTGTGTCAAGTGCATAATCTGGGATATCTGGACGATACGAAGATTTACAAGCAACCATTTTTGCATTGTCGACAATACGTGATTTCTTGGATCTTGACATAAGTAAAATTGCGTGAACAATTGGAATGATACCTTCCTCGTGATTTTTGGCTGATATGATCAACCAGTTTTGATATAATGCTTGTACCTGTACAGCTACATTGTTGTCGGCTAGACCGATATCTTCTGAAGCAATAATAAGCATACGTTTCCACAGATATTGAGCATAGCCACTACCTGCTAGTTCTGTGCCGAAGAATAAAGCATCTGCTTCTACACCTCGACGAATTGATTTTTGAAATGCACTACTGCACTCAAAGAAGTCATAATTTTTGCGTGTTAAAATTTGATAAGACATATAATTGTTTTTTGTGTTTATATATACAAACTTAATAAAAATATATCAATTTTACAAATTTGTACAATTAGTCAAAATTACTAAATATATGACTAGGCATCTTTGGAGGGTTTTTGACCATTACTAAAATAGTGACGTCGTATTGTTGTTTTTCAGATTTTACAATATGATACTCTGGCAAAAGGTTTATTATATCTTGCTTATTCAGATCTTGAAAATGATACTTATTGAAGTGCGTAGATTTTTTGTTTGGATAACTCAATACTATCAACTCTGGATAGTGCCTGTGTATAAATTCCTTATATACGTTTAGATCTTTTAAATGTTCAATCGTTTCTAAACTAACTACACAATCTATTTTATTGATCAAATTGATTTTTTCTAAACTATCTACTAAAAAAGATGTTTTGGGTACGTTAAAATTCTTACTAGCTGATTTAATTGTTTCGGCATCTACATCTGCACCTATTACAAGATCTACATCTGGGACATTTGACATTAAGTATGTTCCATATCCTACACCACAAGCAACGTCAAGTACTGTTCCATATAGATATCTTTTGACTAACTGGTAACGTTCTATGTGATTTTGAAACCTAATTGTTTCTAGTGTTTCTTCTATTTGATCTTTGCCTAAATATATTCTCTCCATTTCAATTTTAGTTTTTTGACGTCTACGTCTGTTTTATCACTATCCTTATAAGTTCCAAACTGTACATTATTATCTGGAAACAATTTCTGAAGTTCTACTATTGTTTTTCTAGTCATTTCGTTCCTGTCGTAACTTTGAAGTCCACCTGCATTTTTATGAGCAACTGCATTTTCATAACCACCCATATATCGCCAACATACATATCCTTGATTTACGCAATTCAAAGTCAATACTATATCGTCTAACAACTCGACATTTTCTGGCATCGTGTGGATCTTTGGACGGAATATGTGATTGCCATATATTATTTTGTTTTTAGAAAACTTGTCATCGTGCTTCCAGTAAAGGAATGGCATAGGTTTTGAGACGCTTACTGCACCTAAGTGGGGGTTTTGTTCAAAAGCATCTTTAACGTCTTTATATATACTTAAAAACGCCTTGTGTGCGTCGATCTTCTTGCTGTGTTTCTTAGTTTTGAAAGACATATCGTCGTCAACTCTGTAAACTAGATCATAATTATTGCTGTTAGCGTAATCTATTATACACTGCACTGTTTCTCTATATGAACTTGCTACAATAGGAACTATGTTTTTTGTCACTTGACCATAATACATTTCTTGTTCTTCACGCACAAAAATTTTCCACTCTATATCTTCTGGAAGTTTTTTAAGCCAACACAGCGTAGTTTTTTCTATATCGTATGGTCTATTATATGACGGAACAGCTATTAATGTTTTCATCAAAAGGGGAATTTACAAGTACGTTCTCCTTCACGAATTTTGCCTTTGCCACTTGTAGGTTTTTTAATAGTAATTGCATTTCCAAAAGTTTTACGCAACTTTAATGTAGTCAACAACATATCTTCTTTTGTCCTGTCTAAGTTACAACCACCCTCTGCAGAAAAATTGCCAATAGATATAAACGAGTATCTTTGATCAATATACATATACCTATTTTTGTATACATTCAAACAAGACATATAATGATCTTCTCCTTCAGAATAAGTTACGTCATATGCTAGATTGTGTCCTTTGAGATATCCAGTATATGAAGCGTTAAGATATCCTGTAAAACCGAATGGGGTGTGACTTATATAATGTAGTGGCTGTCTCAAATTTACAAAGCCAAACATCTTAGCGTTTAGATCTTGTGCCATATCTGCTGCCCTTTGTATTATATCACGTACCTCATCTGGATCGGTAACTAGATATTCTTCTCCTTCTTCAATCCAATTCATACGTACACTCGTAATGTCATCGTCGATCATAAATACGTTTTCAAATTCCTCTAAGATGAATTGCCTACTACCTGTTATACCTTTAACGTGATCTGGCTCTGCAATAACTGTACACTCTGGGTTATGTTTTTCGTATTCCTCTACCTCTTTTTTTGGCACTACTAAAATAAGATCTTCAATAAGTTTTTTAGTGATCACATTTTCTGCTCTACCTTTGCTTGGCGTTACTATCCTTACTATCTGTCTTTCCATAACTTCTGAAATTCTTTAACTGTTATAACGCTTGTTTCTTTGATCCGTTCTGTTTTGTAGTCACGTGCCTTTTTTAATTTGAGTACGTTTCTTAGCCAGTTTTGATCCATTTCATTATCACAGAAGATCATAACAGCAGTGTACCCTTCACTGAATTTTGGAACGATAGGCAGTTCTGCGTTTGTATCGTCAACTTTATAAAATTCTTCTTCAAACTGATCCATAAAGAAACCTAACTCTTTTTCTTCCATACCCATTTTCAAAAGAAACTCTTTTTCGTATTGATTAGCCAAAAGATCAACGTCCCAGTCCCCAAAAGAATTATTGTCTTTAATTATAAACTCTGACTTCTGTTCAGTATTCCAACCTTTAGCTACCACTACTGGTACTTCAGTCATTCCTAATTGCCTACACGCTTTTAGACGCATATTACCACCTAGCACCATATTGTTTTCGTCAACTACAATGGGACGTGTTTGTAACATTTCTGGAAAGTCCTTAATACTTCTAACTAATTTACTAAACCTTTGTGATTTGATTGTTCTTGGATTGAGTGGGTTGCCTTGCAACTCTGCTACATTTCTATTTTCTACTTTCATATATAATTTTCATAAATAATTTCATAAACGTTTTCTACTATTTCACTATTCATATGTTTAATGTTCTCCCTTATAAATTCTTTACGTAAAGGATCTGTTGCTGTTGATCGATCACTAGCTAAAACTAACATTCTCATTTCCAGAAGTGACGGATTGTATTTCTCATACATATCGTAATTTCTTACGGAGTGTAATATTGTTGCGTGGTGCATTGATTTGCCTTTACCTTGATATATTCTTTTTATTGCGTAGTACGTTAAACCACACACTCGCCTATATATGTGATTTAACATAGCACGTGCTTCGACTACTTCACGTTTTCTGGAGTTTTCAAATACATCAACCCCAGTTACTTTGCACACGCTTTCAGCTATTCTTTTTTGTGCTAAATTCATAATATATCCTTGATTACGTAATTATCTAATTCCTCTGCTATTTCTGTTGTATTCCAGTCCTTACCTGCAAAGTATTCATTGTATCTTTGAACAGCATACTCGACTTTGTTTTTTCCCTGTTGGTAAAATTCTTCACTGCAGTCAAAAATACCTATATCACAACTGCCTTTATCAATAACAAGAAATTTGAAGTCATAATACATTTTGTCAAACAACTGACAATAGATATACATTTGTACGTCATATCCATAGCGTAAACTTGCGTACTTAAATGCGTTAAGATCGGTTGTAGTTTTTAAATCACAAATTAAATTATCTGACAATATATCTGCTTTACCTCTGAACGGAAGTCCATTGATCATACCGATTGCAGGTACTTCAAATTCGCTGTCTTTGAATAATGAAACTGCTTGATCGTTTCTAAGTAAAACGTCAGCTAATTTTTCTGCCTGTTGTTTTTCTGTTCTGGTGTATACTGTTCCGTATTCTAACTTGGCTTCTTTATATGCTTTGGTGTTTTTACTAGCTACGTCTACAAAGTGAAATTGCTCAAATTTGTCTGGCTCTAGAATTAACGTGTGAAGCAACCTGCCGTCTCTAATTCCTTGCGTGTCTAAATTCTCTCCGTATTTTGTTACATAGTAATATTTCTTTGGACTACTCAATAGCAACTTGATTGCTGAAGATGAAAGTGCTGATTTTGACAACTCCCCATAATAGAAATTATCGTCATACATTTTATCCAGTAGTTTTTTCTTGCTGTACTTCTTTTTGTCTAGTAATTCTATTTTCATTTTATGATATGTGCTATTAATATTGATACAATGATCCCAACTACGGATATTGCTACCATAATGTAACTACCCTTTAATTGTTCTTTTGATTTTCCTTGATGTTTCATAATGCCAGTGTATATGCTTTGCTGAATTTCAGTTCTTTTACTACCCATTCGTCAACGTCTTTTTTTCTGCATATCCACCAATTTGCTTTTTTATTATCTAACTTTTCAGAAACTGGCTGAATAAACATATAGTGTGATACGTTTTTATCCTTATTGTGTGCGTCGTAATTTACACGTAATTCGTTCTGGTAAGACCATATACCTTTCACGTCTATTTTATACCCTAACGCTTCGATATCGTAATTTTGGATTGCCCTGCCACCTAGCATTTCATCTGCTTTGTATGGTATTCCTTTATTCCAGAAATGAAATTGAGCAATAAGTTCACATTTGCAACCTAATTGAT